CTATTCTTTACAAGAGTTCGAACAGTATCTACGTTATACCATTCTGGAAAGTCGAACTTTATTGACTCTAGAATTTTACCCTTTTCATAAGGACCCTGTGCTTCTGCAAAAGATTTTAATCGTGGTCCTAGTTGTTCATTCCACAATTTTGCAACAGATGGCTCACTAAATACCCAAGCCATTCCCTCTTCAACGCCACCACGTTCTGCTACAAATTGATATTGTGCAGCAAGTTTTTGACCTTTAGTTTGAAATCCACCAAAGCGAACATAGGCTTCTCCAAAACTAGGCTTGTATCCTCCAACACCTCTAATTGCTAACTTACCAGCAGTACCTACACCAGTATAAGTTAATGGGTCAGCAAAAATTTGATATAAACCATCTATTGGACCAGACATTAGTTTTTCAAATTGACGTGCACCCTTTTCGGTTCTAAGGTCAATACCAATAAACTTCCACATTTTGTAACCAATAGAGTTATCTTGAATCTGCATAAGACGTGAAACAGATGGAGATGCATCGCGACCTGGAGAAACCTGTGCATCTTGAGATAGTTGGTCTACAAGGGTTTGAAACTTTTCTGGATTGTCTCCTGCATACTGAATTGCTTGTGCAATGTCATCATCAAAAGTTCCGTATAAACCAATTGACTTACCAATAGACTTTTTTTCAGCAGTCCCACGGGCTAGTGTTGTTAAGGCTTTGCCGTATTTTTCTTCATACTTTGCAACTTCATCCCACTGCCATGAGTTTGTACCATTGTATGCATCTGTTAAAAGTTTTTTTGAAAAGTCCGCGCCTTGTCTTTTCTGTTGAATTGCTTGATATGGTATGTTGATAAGTTTTCCATATCTTTCAACCATTTTAAAACCTTGTACAAGTGGTGATGCAGCAATACCAATAATACCTTTAACTGGAGCCGCAACAGTATCAAATGCTTTTTGATAAATAGTTTTTTCTGGTCGAAAAATTTCTTCGTCAGAAAATAGTGTATAAATATTATTTTTAACTATTGGGTCAAGTCCAAGAAATTCCTTACGTGCTTTCTCTTTTGACTTAGAAAGAAGTTGTTGTCCAAGTTTCCAACTGCGAGCCTGTTGGTCTACAAGACTAGCATCTATTTCAGACATGCCAATGTTGATTGCAGTCTTATAAAGGTTAGGACTCATTTCTACTACAGCAGAACTAAGGTTTTTAAGCGTTTGAGCCATTAAAAACCTCTTTGTAATAGAGTATTATAAATAAGTTCTGAGTCTCCAGATGGGTCATTTTCTGCAAGTCGTTGCATAATTGTAAGAATGTTTGGCTCTTGATTGGGAAGTCTTAACGAAGAACTTCCTGGACCATCACCAATATCAATACCAGATGTAATAGGCTCATTTGGGCGAGAAGTAGCAGCCATTAATTCTGTTGGCATTTCCATTTGCACTAGTCCTGAATTGCCCATTGCGCTTCCGCTCATAGGGTTACCAGCCATAGGTGCTGCTAGTTGGTTTGAATAAGTTTCTTGTCCTTGTCCGTATGGCAATCCAGAGATGTATTTTGCTCCTTGAGTTGGACCGCCGTCAGTGCGCTTAGAAAGAGCGCCAGGGCCTGATACTGGTGCTGGGTTAGACGGCGCACGATAGCCACCAGGACCTTGTGGTGCAGTTGTCATTACTCATCTCCTTCTTCCAATTCATCATCTTCATCTGCTGGCGGTTCGCCAAAGGATTCTTTATTATATTCTTTAGCCATACGCATCATGCCGTAAGCATTCCAGGGTGTCATTGAATCTGACACTTCTGTATGCAAGTAACGAGTTCCATCATAGTCTGCCCATTCTGTAATTATTAACCAGTTAGCGCAGATGTAGTTAGACCCTTCAGGGTCTTCCTCTATTAGAACTCTTAGTGCTTGCTCTATCTTCTCCCTGAATCTATCACTCATTTTGCGTACTGAATCTTTGTTATAATTGGTGCACTTGTGTAGATGTCCCACATGCAAGCAACTTCAATTGCTCTATGAATTATTTTTTCCGCTTGTTCTGGAGTTTTTGCTTTATTAATATGCAAAGCCTCCAGAACTCCCAAAGCAACATCGCCACCGCTGCCACCATAATAAATACCACGGCTATCACGGTCCCAAGAATAATCTTCAAAGATAGGGTAAATAACTCCATGAATGCTGATAATAAAATCTGAATCCTGTGCTGCTGCATCCCCGTCTTCTTTCATATCATAACCTGCATCTATAAAAACTTTACGCATTGCAGGTATAAACTTTTGTGTCATAAACAAATCTAAGTCTTCTAACTTAGTTGGCTTAGGTGGTTTCCATCCAAACTGCAAGATATTAGAACCACGACTAGCACCAGAACCAGCAATAAGATAACCATTGTTTTCGGTAATCTTATGAGTAGCAATCGTCATAGGACGACCACCTTCATCGGATGCTCTAGAATCGCAACCGATTACAGACCATCCATCTCCTTGATAAGCAGCAAGTGTTGTCATTGTCCCCTACTTAGTTATGCTTGAGTTACTGTACGTGCCGATGCATTTGTTTTACCGCTCATTGAGAGGCTAGAAAGTAAACTTTGTAGACCTTGCGGTGGTTGAGAGCCACCTGCTGGAGCCGCGGTGGGAGCAGGGGACGGTTGCTCGACCATAGGTGCTTCTCCAGCAGGTGGTAATTCTGGAGCGAACACGTCATTGATTGCGTCCTCAACCTGCGTGCCCTTCTGTCTTAATCGGATTACTTCTGCAATCTTCTTAACAATTGCAGTTGGGTCTCCGCCATTAGCAATAAGTTGTGGAATTGCTTGCGCTGAAGCATTAAGAGATGAGATAAGCGAATTACGCATTTCCTCAACTTCTATTTTTTCCTGCTCCTGAGTTACGTTAACTCCAAATGGCAATTCACGCATTGCTAGGTCCTTGGAGATTAACTTACCGCCAAGGGCCTGCAACATAAAGATAAGTCCCTGCGCTGGATTAAGACCAGCCAACATTCCATAACGAACATCTGCAGAGTAATCTCCCTTAATATCTTTTGAAGGTAGATACTCAATTGCATAAGGACTACCCGCATCAATACCACGAATGGATTTTGTTTCATTAAAGATTTTTTCATCCACTTCAAAACAAAGTGAGATAACAGTCTTTAATGTAGATGCAAGAATAGCCTGCGCTGATTTAACCTGTGTATCAAATCCACCCATAAGGGCTTGAACACCTTGACCAGTAATGATTGAAGCATCAAGATTTCCAGTACGTGATTCAGGATAGCGTGTACCCATACGCAGTTCGTTTTGTAGAACTGCTTGCTCATTAAATAATGAACCAGATACTGGTAGTTCAACTCGGCGTACTCCCGCAGGATTCTTGGTGCGGATAACTCCGTCACCACCGAATTGGAACTCGTTCACATCGTCAGGAACAATCAATGGTGACTGAACGGCCTTCTCTGTTGCTTCCATCGCAAGTAATGCGAATCTATTACGAAGCAATTGAATGCCGAGTACATCATCAAACTGTCCACGCATCTCTCCATCAACGGTTGGTCGTCTTGCGACTACAACCATTAACTTGCCAATAGGATTCTTGGCACGGGAGATAACGAGATTCTGACGTTCTGGAACGTAGATAATAGATTGATGCTGGTCGTAGTAACGAACAATCTCAAATCTACTATTCATGTCTTGGTCGTATCCGTCACGACCAAGTAAAACGTCAGCATGCTCTGGGAATTGAGAAATCAATTCAGCCAGTGGCATGGCATAACGCTTAGCAAAAGCAACGCAGCGTCCGTAGCGGTCAAATTCAGGATACGCCCCGACAGGACTTTCTACGCGAATACGCGGCAACTTTGCTTCAGTGTCCAATTCAATAATGAACGGAACAAACCCAAATGTTACATACCAATCTGCTCCAGTATACATCTGGACTTGCAAATCGGAATTATAAAAATAGTTAGCAGCAATACGAGTACGGTTGTCTGCTGCTTTACGAGCACGGTCTTTAACTTGGCTAACTACTGAGCAGTTAACCGCAGGTAACGGAGCCATAACTTCAGATAAGTCACGGGCTACAATGTCAACAAAGTTGGCAACTACGTTAGCCTCAATACCTTCTGGAAAGAAATCAGGATATACGCTAGAAATTTTACCTTGACGTACTAGTAATACATCTTGCTGACGTGAATCACGGTCACGGGTGCGGTCTTTTAAAGACGCAACACGTGCAAAAATTTGCTTATCAGTTAGCATTATTTACTATTCCTTTTTGCTCGTGCAATGGCTTCTGCAATGGCTTTTCTTTGTGCTGGTGTAAGATTCTTTTTTAATTCTGCTGTACGTTTACTGCGTGCTGTTTCCGCTGCACGGCGTGCACGAACACCTCTTTTTAAAACTGCTAATCTTTCTTCTGGACTTAAACGCTTACGTATTGGTGCATCTTTAGGACCAGCAGGTTTTCTATTAGGACCTTTAGCAATTTTCTCACGTAAAATTCCTTGAATACCACGTGCATCCATTGTACGCATTGCTGCTTTTTCTTCTTTAGTTAGTTCAGCAAATGCTTTCCTAATGGCAGTAAGTTCATCTTTTGGAGGTAGGTCTTCTCTTACTTTTGGTGAGCGTTCTACAATAGTGTTTCCAGTTCGTGTAGAACGTGCTGGAATACCAAGTGTACCTTCTGGATAAAACTTGCCACGAATTGTTTGACCTTGTGGTACTTCTTGGTCATCTACATCGCGTAGGCGTTCTGCACGACCTTTATTCTTGTAATCTTTTTTACGCATTTCTTCTTGCGCATTGCGCTTACGGCGCATTTCTCTTTGAGTACGTGGTCGTTCTTTTAATTCAGTTGTTTTACTTTTAACTGGAGGCTTAGTTACAGATTTCTTTCCAGCAATTTTTCTTGGAGCATTACGTGCAATGCTACGTTCTTTGGCTGCATCTCTAGCAGCCTTAATTTCTTCAGCAGTTCTTTTAGTTGCTGGCTTTGTAGACTTAACAGATGTATCTACTGGCTTAGTAGCACGTTTAATT